ATTGCTAACTTAACTGCAGGTACTCAAGCACGGAATTCTGATACACCTGCAGTAAATATAGTTAAGTACATGATTACAGGTGAACTTGCTTCAAAGGTTAGTATCATCCGTAACAGTAAAATTGTTATTGTGGTTGCTCCAGAAAATGCTCCATACATGGAATCTAATGCTTGGGGTATTCCAATCACCAATGACAATACTTCTGATATTGTTATCACTAATGGTGCTGCCAAAGACGTTTCTGGTTTCTTAGTTCTACGTAAAGTTGCTGGTTGGGATACTAAAGTTGAGAATGCTACTTACGGTGCTTATGATGATCCAACACGTGTTGGTGCTAGCACTACTGCCAGCGGTTCACCAGATAAGGTCTAACTATGAAACTTATTAAAGAAGTAGTAGAATCTACAAAACTTGTTGTCGAGGAAAAACTCGGCAAAGGTAAAACATATTTTATTGAAGGTGTATTCCTTCAGTCTGAATTACAAAACCGTAATGGACGTATGTATCCAGAGTCTATTATGGATAAAGAAGTTGGTCGTTACTTAAAAGAGTACGTAAAACAAAATCGTGCATATGGCGAACTTGGTCACCCAGATTCTCCATCAATCAACCTTGATCGTGTTTCACACTTGATCGTTGATCTTCGTAAAGAAGGTACGAACTATATTGGTAAGGCAAAAATTTTAGATACTCCAATGGGACAAATCGCCAAAGGTCTTTTAGATGGTGGCGCAAATCTTGGAGTTTCTAGCCGTGCACTTGGTTCTCTCAAAATGAATAATGAGGGTATTAATGTCGTTCAGGACGATTTCATGCTGTCTACTGCAGCTGATATTGTAGCCGACCCTTCCGCTCCCGATGCTTTTGTCCGTGGTATCATGGAAAGCAAAGAGTGGACATTTGTTGATGGAAAGTTCGTGGAAAAAAATATTGAGGAAGTTAGATCTTTTATTAAGAAAACTTCTTCCCGTAGTTTGGAGGAAGCAAAAATAATTGCTTTCCAACATTTCTTGAGTAAAATCAAATAAATAATAAATAATATAGAACTTATCCAGTTAGGAGAAAACAGATGTCAATTGAACAAAAAATCGCTGAAATGCTTGCGCAATCAAAATTAAATGAGGGCGTAACCTTAGCAGGTAAAGAGGGTGGTATGGATCCAGGAACGCATGGCGCACAAGCTGGCGACAAAGCTGGTAATCCAGGTAGCACACCAACTAGCGCTAAACCAGAAGCTGCAGCTCAAAATCCAGACAATGCTAAAAACAATGTCGAAGATGAAAAAGAAGCAGAAGCTGCACCAGAAGGTAAAGCAAATCCAAAAAATGGAGATCAAACTCCAATCACTAACGCTAGTGTAAAAGAAGATATCGACGCACTTATGAATGGTGAAGAACTCTCTGAAGAGTTCCGTGCTAAGGCAACTACCATTTATGAAGCTGCTGTCATGACACGTGTTAACGCTGAAGTTGCACGTATCGAAGAAGAATTTAACACTAAGTTGCTAGAAGCAACAGAGCAAGTTAAAGAGGGTCTAGTTGAACAAGTTGATGGATACCTCGACTACGTAGTCGAGCAGTGGATTGCACAGAATGAAATTGCCCTTGAGCATGGTATGAAGTCTGAGATTCTCGAAGGTTTTGTATCTGGTCTAAAAGGATTATTCGAAGAACATTATATCGACATTCCAGAAGAGAAGTTTGATGTATTGGGTTCTTTAGAAGAACAAGTCGAACAACTCGAAGCTAAGCTAAACGAACAAGTTGCTGCTAATGTTGAACTAAACAAAACTGTTGGTTCAATGAAGCGTTCTGAAGTCGTTGCTGAAGCTGCTGAAGGTCTAACTGATACTGAAGTTGAGAAGTTTACTGGTTTGGCTGAAGAATTGTCGTACGAAGATGAACAATCTTTTAAGACAAAAGTACAAACTATCCGTGAAAATTACTTCACTACTAAAGCACAAGCAGATGTTAAGTCTGTGGTAACAGATACTCCAGTTGACACATTGGTTGAAGAGAAGAAACTCAATCCAGCCATGAATGCATACGTGAGCATGCTGAACCGTAAATAATTTAATCCACCTTAAAGGAAAATAAAATGACAATTCGTCAAGATTTAGTTAAAAAGTGGGCACCGATCCTCGAACACGAAGGTTCCGCTCCAATCAAAGATCAGTATCGTAAAGAAGTTACTGCTGTTCTATTAGAAAACCAAGAACGTGAAATCCGTCGTGGCCACGAAGCCATGGGCGAATTGAACGAAGCTGCACCAGCTAACGCTGTTGGTTCTTACGGTGACACTGGCGGTTTCGCTAAGTTTGATCCAGTATTGATCAGCTTGGTTCGTCGTGCAATGCCACAACTTATTGCTTATGATGTTGCTGGCGTTCAGCCAATGACACAGCCAACTGGCTTGATCTTCGCAATGAAGTCACGTTACACTTCACAAGGCGGTACAGAAGCATTGTTCAACGAAGCTGATACAGACTTCGCTGGTACAGGCACTCATGCTGGTTCTAACCCAGTTACTGGTTCACCAACTACTGGTACTGGCTTGGCTACTTCTGATGCAGAACGTCTTGGCCAAGGTGGTCAGGGTGATGGTTCTTTCGGTCAAATGGCTTTCTCTATCGAAAAGCGTTCAGTTACTGCAAAGACTCGTGCTTTGAAGGCTGAATACTCTATCGAACTTGCACAAGACATGAAGTCTGTGCATGGTTTGGATGCTGAAGGCGAACTAAGCAACATTCTCTCTACTGAGATTCTTGCTGAAATCAATCGTGAAGTTATCCGTACAATCTATCGTTCAGCTAAAGTTGGTGCCCAAGTTGGTACTACTACTGCTGGTACTTTCGACTTGGACGTTGACTCCAATGGTCGTTGGTCTGTTGAAAAATTCAAAGGTCTAATGTTCCAAGTTGAACGTGAAGCCAATGCTATCGCTCAGCAAACTCGTCGTGGTCGTGGTAACTTCATCATCTGTTCTTCAGATGTTGCAAGTGCCTTGGCAATGGCTGGTGTTCTTGACTACGCTCCTGCGTTGGCAAACAACCTGAATGTTGATGAGTCTAGCACTACTTTTGCTGGTGTATTGAATGGTAAGTACAAAGTTTATGTTGATCCATATTCTGCTAACCAATCTGCTACCCAGTTCATGACTATCGGTTACAAAGGTACTTCTGCTTTTGACGCTGGCTTGTTCTACTGCCCATACGTGCCTCTACAAATGGTTCGTGCTGTTGATCCTAACAGCTTCCAACCAAAAATTGGCTTCAAGACACGTTACGGTCTAGTTGCTAACCCATTCGTTTCACTGGATAATTCTAGTGCTGATGGCGATATCGACTCTAACGTAAACTACTACTACCGCAAGGTTGCCGTTACTAACTTGATGTAATCAAGTGTCGGCTGATTTAAGCCGACGATAAGATCGGTATTTTAGAGGGAGGTCTTTCGAGATCTCCCTTTTTTCATAAGGATAAATAGATACATGGCTACTACACTTACATGTCCGATTCCAAGTAACATTAACCCCTTGTCTCCAAATGGGTTCTTGTTTACAATCCAGCAACTACCTGAGATGAACTTCTTTTGTCAGCAAGTTAATCTTCCAGGAATTACATTAGGCTCACCTGAATTTAGTACTCCATTTTCAGTACAGCCAATTCCAGGTGAAACTCTCACTTATGATCAATTAACTATTCAATTCCTTGTTGACCAAAACATGGACAACTATCGTGCAATCTATAATTGGATTATTGCGTTAGGCTTTCCATTAGGATATGAACAGTATACAAGTTTCTTTAATGCGCAAGAATCACTTGTAATTTCTGACTTAGCAAAAAACTACTCAGAAGGATCATTAATTATTCTTGGTGCAAATAACACTCCAGTTAGAACGATTACGTTTACTGATATGTTTCCAATTGCATTAGATTCGTTAACATTTGCATCAACAAACAACGATGTTCAATACCTAGTTGGTAATGCAACTTTCCGCTACGGATATTATAGATTTATATCGTAAGTCAAATTTGATTTTTTTGCGAAAGTGTAGTATAATTTCTACACATCATTGAGGATTATTATGAACTTAGAAGACTTGCAAACAATGTGGGATGAAGACTGTGGGATAGATGATAACTATCTCGGAGAGCATGCCACCAAAACTCCCAAACTCCACGCAAAGTATGTACGTCATTTAGTACAGGCTAAACTCAAACTGACTAAAGTGCAGTCAGATTATAACCTATTGCGTAAAGCAAAGTTTCGTTACTATCGTGGTGAGATGTCACGTGATGAATTAACAGACTTGGGTTGGAGTCAATGGCAAGGTGTCAAGCCACTTAAGAATGAGATGGATGAATTTCTTACTGGTGACGATGATCTAAATACATTGAGGGTCAAAGTTGATTACCTTGAGACCATGATTTATTTCCTTGAGTCTGTTCTATCGCAAATCAAAGCCAGAGACTGGCAATTGAAGACTGCTGTAGAATGGAAGAAATTTTTAGCAGGAATGTAGTGAGCACAGTTACAATAGAAAAACTAGATGAAGTCTATGTTAGAGTTTTCTCTGATCCGTCAATTGAACAAGAACTAGCAGAGTTCTTCACCTATGAATATCCAGGCGCAAGATTTACTCCCCAATACCGAGCAAGGTTATGGGACGGTAAAGTGCGCCTGTATGACCAAGTAAGAAAGACACTTTACGTAGGTCTTATTGAATACGTTGAACAGTTCTGTGAACGCAACGATTATTTACTTACTTGGAAAACTGACTTTAATAATTCAAATGGCATTACTCATGAAGACGTTGAGAAATTTGCCAAATGGTTAGAACCACATGGACGTGGTAAACCTATTGAAATCCGTGACTATCAAGTCGAAGCAGTAAAGACTGCTCTTGATAAAGAACGCACCCTACTTCTTTCTCCCACTGCATCTGGCAAGTCGTTTATCATTTACACGACACTACGCTGGCACTTAGAACACAAACGCAAAGCAATCATTATTGTACCAACTACATCTTTAGTTGAACAGTTGTATACTGACTTTGAAGATTACTCTAGTGTAAATGGCTGGAACGTGGACAAACACTGTCAGAAGTTGTACAGTGGCTTTACCAAAGACATTACAAAGAACGTATTGATTACAACATGGCAATCAGTATACCTGCAACCTAAATCTTGGTTTGCTCAGTTCGATGTAATCTTTGGAGATGAAGCGCATCAGTTCAAAGCAAAGTCCTTAACTACTGTTATGGAAAAGATGGACAAGATTCGCTATCGTATTGGTACTACTGGAACGCTAGATAATAAGAAGGTTCATCGTTTGGTTCTTGAGGGTATTTTTGGACCGATGCATCGTGTTACAACTACAAAGCAGTTGATGGAAACCCAAAAGCTGGCGCAGTTAAACATTACTTGCATTGTGTTAAAGTATGAAGAAGAACTACGCAAAGCAAGAAAGAATAATACTTACCAAGATGAGATGGACTTTATAGTTGGGCACTATCCACGCAATAAGTTTATTCGCAATCTTGCAGTAAAGAGTTCAGGTAACACTTTGGTTCTTTTTCAGTATGTTGAAAAACATGGAAAGATTTTACATGATATGATTAAAGACAAAGTACATGAAGATAGAAAAATCTTCTTTGTGTATGGTGGTACAGAAACAACTGACCGAGAAGCTATCCGTCATATTACAGAGGGTGAAGAAGATGCTATCATTATTGCTAGCTTTGGAACATTCTCAACAGGAATTAACATACCTTCTATCGAAAACATTATTTTTGCATCACCATCAAAGTCAAAAATTAGAAACCTACAAAGTATTGGTAGGGGATTGAGATTGAAAGATGGTAAAACACATTGCAATCTTTATGATCTTGCTGACGATCTTCATTGGAAGTCTTGGAAGAATCACACACTCAATCATGCAGCAGAACGATATAAAACGTATGCTGAAGAACAGTTTGATTTAAAACTAGTGGAAGTAAATATATGATTGATTACGTTTTTATTAAACTTACAACTGGTGAGCAGTTGATGGCAATGTTAGAGGCAGAAGACACATCGCATGTTGCAATTTCTCACCCAATGGTAATACGTCTTACGCCTGTAGACGTTGGTGATGGAAGAATGCATGAGAACGTAACTGCCACCCCATTTTGTAAATTCTCAGAAGGGGATGATTTTATTCTTCCAAAGACTAGCATCATGTTTATTAAACAACTGAGTAGCACTATCGTCAATCATTACAAGTTAGTTGTTGAGCAATATGAACATGCTACGCTTCGCACCAATCATGCACAAGAGAAAAGAAAAGTCTCTTGGGCTGGGGAGGAAGAGGAGATGACTGTTGAAGAAATTCGCAAACGTATTGACATGCTTGAGTCTATCTTTGCTGGAGACAGGACACAAGAAGCAGAGGAAGAAGCCGAAAAGAACTTCATCGAAGGAAACGATACACTACACTAAGTAGTCATCATCAACCCTAACACAGTTAGTATACACCTTCGTCAAATAAAAGACAAATCTATTTTATTCTGCAAATTGCATGTAAGATAAATTTGTCTTTTATCACATTATGGTGTATACTTATCCCATAGCCTCGAAAAACAAGAGGAAAGATATTAATGGCACACTACGTAAACAACGCTGACTTTTTAGCAGCAATCAAAGAATATAAAAAACAAGTTCTTGATGCTGAAGCAGCAGGGTTGGAAAAACCGCAGGTAAGTAACTACATCGGGGAATGCATTTTAAAAATTGCTAATCACCTTTCGTATAAACCCAACTTCATCAACTACTCATACAAAGACGATATGATCCTTGATGGTATTGAGAATTGCATTCAGTACATTGATAATTTTGATCCTGATAAGTCTAGCAATCCCTTTGCTTACTTCACACAGATTATTTTTTATGCCTTCCTACGACGTATTGCCAAAGAAAAGAAACAATCCTACATTAAGAACAGACTTATCAAGGAAATGCCTTTTGAAGCATTTGAACTGCAAGAACAAGACGAAGATGGAACATTCCACAACGCATACTTAGATTATATGCAGTTTAACCAAAGTGATCTCGATGATTACATGGATAAGAAAACAGCTGCAAAAAAGAAAAAGAACACTAGTTCTCTTGATGAATTTATAGGTGACCCAGATGAGCCAATCAGTCCGACAACTACTCCGTGAACTATCAGAAGGTGGATCTGTTACTGATGCCGCAATTCGGTATCGCCCTTCTAGTCGTGCAAGACGTAAACAATTAGGACGTACTAAAAAACTTCTAAGAAAGCATCGTTGGGATGCTTCAGACAATCAATTTTTCCTGAACAAAATTATGAAAGACAATGAGATGAGCGAAAAGATTTTCCTTGGTGTATCTGATTTCGATGATTTAATTACATCTGAAGTTTTACAGCGTCGCATTGATGCTGGTGTAACAACACTCCAACGTGAAACAACTGTGCTTGCCAATCGCAGTACATGGAAAGAGTGGGCAGAAAAACACTTCAAAGGAATGATGTTCGTTCAATCATCTTCTTCTGATGGTTTCTTAATTGAAGAAGATACAAACAACTTCGTTAAGTATGATGTAAATAGCAACTCAACTACTGTTCGTGCTTTTGGTGATGAAGACTTTATTGAAAGCATTATTGCAGAAGTTGAATCTAGTTTCTCTATTGTAACTTCTTACATTGAGTGGGTTTACGGTAGCGATGGCAACTCTGTTAATGTTCCGCTGAATCGTGAACGTCTTCCTGTTGCAGAAATGTATCCTTTCCTCAATGGTGAATCTCTGGAAGACTACTACGATCGTTACATGAATTCAAACGCAAACATTCTTCTACTGATCGGACCTCCAGGAACTGGTAAGACTACTTTCATTCGTGGATTGCTTGCACATCGTAATGCATCAGCCATTGTTACATACGATGCTGGTATTCTTGAGAAGGATGGTTTCTTTGCTCGCTTTATTGAAGACGATGCAAGCATTATGGTTCTTGAAGATAGCGATGCATTCTTGAAGTCTCGCAGCGATGGCAATACAATGATGCATCGTTTCTTGAACGTGGGTGATGGTCTTGTTACCACTAAAGGTAAGAAGATGATTTTCTCTACCAATCTTCCAAGCATTCGTGACATTGACTCTGCATTGGTTCGTCCAGGACGTTGTTTCGATATCGTTACCTTTGCACCACTTGAAGTTCCTGAAGCACAAGCATTGGCTGACGCATTAGAAGTAAAACTTCCTGCTCGCCCACGTGGCAAAGAAACTGATAAGTACAGCATTGCTGAAGTGTTTAATGTTCAATCCGAAAACACTACAAAATCTCAAACAACTAGAAAGGTTGGGTTCATTTGAAATTAGCAATTATTACTGACCAACACTTTGGTGCAAGAAATGATAGTATTGCCTTTTTAGATTTCTATGAAAAATTTTATGAAAATACTTTCTTTCCTACTATTGATTCTGCTGGCATTACTACCGTACTTGTTCTTGGCGACACATTTGATCGACGCAAGTATGTAAACTTCTATGCTCTTCAGCGAGCCAAAGAAATGTTTTTCAGTAAGCTGGCTGAACGTAACATTAGTGTTCATATGCTGGCTGGCAATCATGATACTTACTTTAAGAATACCAATGATGTAAACTCTCCTGATTTACTTCTGCGTGAATATACAAACATCAACGTAATTGATCACCCAACTACAATTACTGTTGATGATACTGCAATCTGTATGATGCCTTGGATTTGTCCTGAGAACTATCAAGATTCAATTGATACTCTCAAAGATACCCAAGCTGAAATCTGTATGGGGCATTTTGAAATTGCTGGGTTCTCAATGTACAGAGGAATGGAAAGTCATGAAGGGTTATCTAAAGATCTTTTTAATAAGTTTGATCTCGTTTTCTCTGGGCATTATCACCATCGTTCAGATGACGGACACATCTATTATCTGGGAAACCCCTACGAACTCACATGGCAAGACTATAATGATCCCCGAGGATTTCACCTGTTTGATTTATCAACCAGAAAACTCGAATTCATCGGAAACCCTTATACTATGTTTGCACGAGTCGAATATGATGACAAAGAAGTTGAACCAGTTGAAATCGACAGCTTGGATCTAAAAGACAAATATGTCAAGTTGATTGTTGTAAATAAAACTGACTATTATAAATTTGACAAGTTCATTCAGAAGTTGTATAATAAGGGTTGCTCCGACATTAAGATTGTAGAAGATATGTCGGAGTTTCAAGAAGGTGAGATTGGTGAAGAAATCAATCTTGAAGATACAGTTTCTGTTCTCTCGCATTTTATTGATTCAGTTGAGACTGATGTTGATAAAGAACAAATTAAGACTTTCATGAAGAGTCTTTATACTGAGGCAGTTAATATTGAGGTTGTTTAATGATTCTATTTAAGAGTGTGTCATGGAAGAACTTTCTCTCCACTGGCAATTCTGCTAACAAGATTTTACTGGACAAGTCACCAACTACTCTTATCATTGGTAAGAATGGCGAGGGTAAGTCCACTATTTTAGATGCTCTCTGCTTCGCCTTATTCGGCAAGCCTTTCCGCAACATCAATAAAGCGCAATTGGTAAATTCTATCAATGGCAAGAACTGTATTGTTGAGATTGAATTCTCAATCAATGGTAAAGAGTATCGTGTTCTTCGTGGAATCAAACCAAATGTTTTTGAGATTTACGTCAATGATGACTTGATGAATCAAGATGCAGCAGCACGTGATTATCAAAAGGTTCTTGAGCAACAAATTTTAAAGCTGAACTATAAGACATTCACTCAGGTGGTTATCTTAGGTTCAGCTTCCTTTGTACCATTCATGCAGTTGTCTACTGCTATGCGTCGTGAAGTTATTGAAGACATTCTTGACATTCGCATCTTCTCTACTATGAATCAGTTATTGAAAGAAAAAGCCAATGATACAAAAGCTGAGATCTCCAGAATTGAATCAGAGATTACGACAGCAAAGACTAAAGTCGATGGACAATCACTACTCATTAAAACTCTTACTGATGCCAAGTCAGATTCTATTAAATCGTTACTATCTAAAGTCGAAAATAATAACGAACAAATACTCACTTGCGAAGGTGTTGTGGCATCGTTGGTTGCTGAGATTACCACACTTAAATCACGAACTGCGGAAAAGAGCAGGATTGATAGTGATCTTGAAACAGCGAAGGAATGGAAAACTAAACTTACTTCCAAAGTCGATGATTGGTCGTCACACACAGAGTTCTTTGCTGAGAATGAAGTTTGCCCATCTTGCTCGCAAGGAATTCCCCATGATCATAAAGCCACGATTGTCTCAGAGTTGCAAGGTAAGATTGAACTTGAAACAAAACGTCTCGATGATTTGAATACTGTTTTAACTAGATTGAATGGTGAGTTAGCTGCGATCAATAACTTAGTCAATCAAATCACTGATAAGAACATTGAACTCTCTACACAAAATAGTACAATCACTGTTCTTAATCGACAGAACTCTGAACTGCAAGCTGAGATTGAAGCGCACAAAACTGATACGACTAATGTTGATGAAGAAAAACGTAAGCTGAAAGAGTTGGCAACTGAGGCACTTGATAAGATTAAGCTGAAGACTTCTTTGCTAGACAAACGCAATCTTGAAGAAGTCGCTGCAATTCTATTGAAAGATTCTGGTATCAAAACAGCCATCATTCGTGAGTATCTTCCAGTGATGAATAAGTTAATCAACAAATACCTTCAAGCAATGGATGCTTACATCCACTTTGAACTTGATGAGAACTTCAACGAATCTGTCAAGTCTCGTTTCCGTGATGATTTTACTTACGCTAGTTTCTCTGAAGGTGAAAAGATGCGTATTGACTTGGCAATCTTATTCACTTGGCGTCAAGTGGCAAAGATGAAAAACTCAGTTAACACCAACTTGTTATTGCTTGATGAGATCTTTGATTCTTCTCTTGATACCGCAGGCACTGATTACTTCTTGAACCTGATGAATACGTTTGGTGAAAATACAAACATCTTCGTTATCTCTCACAAAGGCGATCAGCTGTTCGAAAAGTTCCGTAGCGTAGTCAAGTTTGAGAAACGCAACGATTTCAGCGTTATTGCAACTCCATAAATAACCCTACACCCAGTAGGGGCATGTAAGTTGTTGATTCTACAGGGGAAAATTCTCTTGTTGTCTTTTATTCCGTTTTGATGTATACTTCTAGTATTGATTAGGAGAAAACATTATGTGGAACGACTTTACAGACTTTGACCTTGCTACCCTTGCTGGTAGCTATGGATTGCAAGACTACCTAAGATTCAATGATAAATTGCAACTTTCCAACAGGGAAGAAGTTGAGTGCATGATCACTGAATACGAATACAATCTTGCATTTGGCGACCCTGTTGACTTTAATTCAGAAGTCGAGTATACTTAATCTATTGAACAGGAATAAATTATGACAAATACCTCATCTGAACTTGGTGCAAAGCTACTTGCAAACGAAGACATCTCTGTTATTCGTGCACGTGTTTCAACTGCATCATTCGATATTAAGAATCGTGTGCTTACACTTCCGCAATGGAAGGATCTTACTGTTACCGTAGAAGGTATGCTTATTGGTCATGAAGTTGGTCACGCACTTTATACCACTGACGACTATCTTGAACCACTCAAAGATAATTACAAACTCAAAGGTTACTTGAACATTCTTGAGGATGTACGCATCGAGAAATTGATGAAGCGTAAGTATCCAGGTATCCGTAAGACAATGAATGTCGGCTACAAAGAACTCAACGACAAAGACTTCTTTGGTGTTAAGAAAGTTCAAGATTTTAACACACTGAATTTGATTGACCGAATCAATCTTTATTTCAAAGCTGGATTCCAGTGCGGAGTTAAATTTGATTCAGAAGAAAAACAATTCGTAGTTCGTGCTGAACGCACTGAAACTATTGAAGAAGTTGTAGCATTGGGTCAAGAAATTTACGATTACTCTCTTGAGAAAGCAATTGAACGTAAGAAAAGATCGCATGAAACTAATCCTATAGATCTTGAAGATCTAGAAGATGATGTAGAAACCGATGATGAAGATGAAGATAACTTTGACGATGATACATTTGATTCTTCTGAATATGACGAAGAAGGTGAGTTGATTGAAGATGACGATGGTGATATTCGTCAATGGCAAGCTGGTCGCAGCCAACCAAGTAAAACAGTAGATGAAAAGATCGAAGAAGAAGCTGAGGCAGAAATCGAAGCTAAAACTGATCGTGTATTCGAAGAAAAGCTAAAAGAACTTGCTGATGAAGGCACAGAATATCGCTACTGGAAACTCGATGAACGTGACCCGATTGTTAATCCAGTTGTAGGTTACAAAACTATTCTCGAAGAAACTGTAGGTGTTGAAGAGTATATTACTGCATCTAATAGAAAAGACATTGACAAATTCAAAGTTGATTCAAATCGTGTAGTCAACTATCTGATCAAAGAATTCGAGATGCGTAAGTCTGCCTCCATGTACAAACGTGCGCAGACTTCAAAGATTGGTTCTTTGGATATGAAGAAAATTTGGGGCTACCAGTTGAATGATGACTTGTTCAAACGTGTAACTGTTGTTCAGAAAGGTAAGAATCATGGTATGATCTTCTTGTTGGACTGGTCTGGTTCTATGGATGGCGTGATTGACGACACAGTCAAGCAAGTTATAAACTTGGCTATGTTCTGTCAACGTGCTCAGATTCCTTACCAAGTATTTGCATTTACTACGCAATACAACTTGTTCAAAGGTGAGTATGATCATGGCAAACTGGCTGCAAAGAAACAAGAGTTTTACTCATCAGAAGGTTTGTTGGGTAATGCTGTGAATGGTGACTTTGCATTGCTTGAGTTCTTCTCTCACAAAATGTCGAATGTTGAATTTAATTTAATGGTTCGTCGTTTATTCACTGCTAGATATTTGAACTACTGTGATGGATACTCAATGGGTGGCACTCCACTGAATGAAGCATTGTCTTATATGGTTGACTATCTTCCAAAGTTTATGCGTTCCCATGGCGTAGAGAAAATGTCTTTGATTACATTGACTGATGGTGAAGGTGGTTCTCTTGTTACTTCAAGTGGTCGTTATTTGGATAACGATCGGTTTGACGTGCTTGATGGTCAATATAAGAAAATTAAGATTAAGAACTTTTTGAAAGATCCTAAAACTAAAAAAGATTATTTGATAGATCGTAGCGGCACTACTCAAACTGAAGCAATTCTTCGTTTGATCAAAGATCGTTATGATGTGAACAGCGTGGGCTTCTTTGTCTGCCGCAATGGTCGTCGTGAATTGTCTGCTGCAGTTCATAACAATCTTGCTGGTTTTACTGGAAACACTGACATCATGGTTGAAGATATGCGTAAAGAATTCAGAGAAAATGGTTTTGCGTCTATCAAGAACACTGGTCGTGATGACTTGTTTGTTGTACCGCAGAACAAACTTACTTTTGAAGACGCTGATATCGTGGTTGAAGAAAAGCAAAGTGCACGCCAGATTGCTCGAATGTTCACCAAACAAATGAGCGGACAGCGTACGAGTCGAGTGCTTCTGAATCAGTTTATAGGCTACGTTGCGTAAGTTGTTGATCTAGAAAGGGAAATAATCCCCTTCTATCTGTAGGGTTATTATACGAGGGTGTTTACTTTAATTCGCACCTGATGTATAATAACTCTATTGATTAGGAGAAAATGATGACAAAACTTACTTATTCTGATATAGCTGCTGAACTGCGTGATACATCCCACGTATCAATGCAAACTAAAGGTAGCTATTCTTATGCCACTGGATTGTATGAATCAATTCTTGCATCCTTGGTCGTTGATCTTCCAAAGCACAAACAAATGGAAGTGATTCGTGGTTTGCAAAGCGCACGTGAGCGCATGCAAAAAGATGCTTGACTTTTATTGAGTCTTGCAGTATAATAGTTTTTATGATGATTTATTATGGAGAATGTGATGAGTAATGATGCCTTTCGTTCGCAGTTTGAAGCAAAACTGTTTGAGATGTTCCCTGACGTGCAAACGACAGGAACTATTAAAAATTCTGAGCTGCTAGATACAATGCGTGCACTTGGAACAAAAACCTCACCCAAATGGTTGATGGCTAATCGAGTGGGACGTGGTTTGTATTCAATCCAAGGATCCAAGTCTAATGTTGTTACGAAAGAAGAAGTGATGCAATCCTTCACAGTTGATTATACGAACACTGAGTCCTTGATTCCCAAGAAAGACTCAAACTTTGTTCCATTCGGTAACTACACTGACCTAGAGAACATTATCAAATCGGGTATTTTCTATCCAGCCTACATCAGTGGACCAACTGGGAACGGCAAATCCACAATGGTGGAACAAATCTGTGCCAAGCACAAGAAACCACTCATTCGTGTTAACCTCAACATGATGACTGACGAAGAACAACTCATCGGTTCCAAAACTCTAGAGAATGGTAACGTCCAGATTGTCGAAGGACCAGTGCTTATCGCCATGCGCAATGGTACTTCTTTGTTGCTTGATGAGATTGACGCTGGCTCCGCAAATACTTTGCTTTGCTTACAACCAATTCTTGAAGGTAAGCCATACTACTTCAAACTCAAGAACGAGATGATTGTTCCGAAAGAAGGTTTCAATGTCTTTGCCACTGCGAATACCAAGGGTAAGGGTAGTGACGATGGTCGTTACATTGGTACGAACGTCTTGAACGAAGCATTCTTGGAAAGATTCGCTGTTACCTTTGAACAGGAATATCCAACTGCTAAAGTTGAAGTTAAAATTATCAAGAATCTCATGGAAACATATTCGTGTGTCAACGAAGTGTTTGCAGAGACCCTCGTGAAGTGGGCTGAAGCAATTCGTCGCACTTTCGATGATGGTGGCGTTGATGAAACTATTACGACTCGTCGTATGATTCACATCGTTCGTGCGTATGCAATCTTCAAGAATGAGAAGAAAGCTGTTGAACTTTGCTGCAATCGTTTTGATTCTGCAACTAAGATGGCATTCATCGACTTGTACGAGAAGGTTGCAAATCCAGAACCAGAAGCACCTTCCCAACCAGAAGTTGCAACTGTTGATCCTACACAAGAAATCCCGTTTTAAATAAATGTTGACTTTAATTCGATCTTGTGGTATAATTGTTACTTGAAACTTGAAAAAGGAAATTTGTTATGTTGAAATTTAATGCTCTGTCTAATTCGCAAAAGAAATGTGTTGTTGCTCTAATCGAGCACTCACCTGCTCTTAAGAAAACTGGTCGTATCACTTTGAAAGAAGTGGTTGCGATTACTCAAGATCTTGCCTCACAGCGTGATGCTGGTGGTGTGAAGATTGGGTATCCAAACTGGTTGTTTAAGAGCAACAAAGTAGAGAAAGGTATTTACCAATTACCTTTGCCTACCGAACATGACCTTAGCGACTACGCTAAGTCATCTGTAAAACCTGCAAAGGTTAACAAAGTTGCTAAAGCACTCGCTAAAGTTAAAGCAGTGAAAGTAGCTACAACCAAGAAATCTATTGCTTCTGATGAAGAAGTTGTTTCTGGTTCACGTCTTGCACGGATTGTCGAAGAATCTTCATACGTTGACGAAGACGTTGAAGACTTCAATCAGATTCTCCGTGACAACGGCATCGAAGTTTAAGTTCTCGCAGATGGGTAGGGGTTTGCCATCTCCCCTCCCATCTTTTTTTAATGATGGTGTTATTATGGAGATATTATTTAATGTCCAAGCAAGCAAAACTATTGAATTACCTAAGCACTGGTGCTGAAGTAACTGCCAAGCAGATCGCTGGATCCTTTGGTTTGAAGAATCCTCACGATGCAATTTTCCAATTGCGCAATCAAGGTCACTGTGTATACGGTAACCGAGCAACTCTGTCCGATGGTACAGTTACAACTAAGTACCGTATCGGTAAGCCATCACGCAAGATGGTTCAGCTGGCTAACCAAGTATTTGGTGCGCAAGCATTCACACAAGCATTCACACGTAGTTAATCAGTGAATTGTGTAAGGGTATTCGAGAGAGTACTCTTACTCGATTTTGTTGGAGGAAAGATGGCTACGAAAAAAGATGAAGTAAAAGCCAGTCAAGAAGCTACGACTGGTGGTAGAAAATTTGATGGTGGTAAACTTCAATATAGTTTACTGCCACCACTTGCATTAAAAGCAACTGTTGAGATTTTAACATTTGGTGCGGAGAAATACGAACCAGATAATTGGAAACATGTTCCTGACTCAAAACGTAGATACTTTGACGCAATGCAAAGGCATCTTTGGGCATGGAAAGAGGGAGAGCAAAACGATCCTGAAACTGGTAAGAACCACTTGGCTCATGCAATGTGTTGCCTAATGTTCTTATATGAGCATGATGTAAAGTATTCTGTTGAAAAATAAATTTGACAAATACACTGTTTTTGGGTATAATGTATTATACATATTATTATGTTAATTGAAAAAGGAAATCAATATGAAATTAAGTAAAGAAACCGTAAACCTGTTTAAGAATTTTGCTGGCATTAACAGCAATATGCTTTTGAAATCAGGCAACGAAATTTCTACCATCAGTGCTCAGAAGAATGTTATGTCTGATACTATTGTTAGCGAGCAGTTCCCACTTGACTTTGGAATTTATGACCTCAATGAGTTCTTGGGTGCATTGTCATTGTTCAACGATCCAGACTTAGAGTTTGCTGAGAAGTTTGTAACAATCAAAGAGAATGGTAGTAGCATTAAGTATTTCGCAGCAGATGCTTCAGTGTTGACTGTTCCCTCACGCAAGATTACATTTCCAGAAGCTGAGATTGAATTTACGTTGACATCAACTATGTTGAATATGATCCATCGCACTGCATCTGTTCTGCGTGCCACTGACTTGCAGATTATCGGTGATGGTAGTAAGATCGTTGTGGCAGTTGGTGATAAAAAGAACGTCACAGGTAACAGCTATAATGCGCATGTTGGCTCTACCGATAAAACCTTCCAAGCCAACTTGAAGGTAGAGAATCTTAAGATGCTTCCAGGAGATTACATCGTTAGTATCTCTAGCAAGAAAATCTCTCGCTTCAAAGCCTCCACTAGCGAATTGGTTTATTACGTAGCAGTTGAAGCTGACTCGACATTCTAATTTGACTTACGTGAACAACAGGGGTATAATTACCCCTGTTTCTTTTTTATTATGGAGATATTATGGAAGTTCGTGATGAAATGTTTTTGTGGGTTGAGAAGTATCGTCCACAGAAGATTGATGATTGTGTATTGCCAGAGGCACTGAAGAAAACATTCAAGGAATATATTAGCAAGGGAGAGTTGCCTAACTTTCTTCTTTGTGGCACAGCTGGTACTGGTAAGACTACTGTAGCCAAAGCACTGTGTAACGAGATCGGTGCTGAGTATATGTTCATTAACGGATCTGAAGAATCTGGTATTGACGTATTGCGCACTAAGATCAAATCATTTGCATCATCAGTTTCATTGACTGATGCAAAGAAAGTCGTTATCCTAGACGAAGCTGACTATCTGAATCCCAACTCTACTCAACCAGCGTTGCGTGCATTCATTGAAGAGTTCAGTAACAACTGTCGTTTCATTCTTACATGTAACTTTAAGAATCGCATCATTGAACCACTTCACAGTCGTTGCGCTGTGATTGAATTCAAGATTGATAACACAGAGAAGAAGAACATGCTTGAAGGTTTCTTCAAACGCACTAGGCAAATTCTCACACAAGAAAACATTGAGTTCGATCCTCAGGTCGTGGCTGAAATGTTGACTAAATACTTTCCAGACTTCCGTCGTATTCTTAATGAACTTCAAAGGTATTCTGTATCTGGTAAGATTGACACTGGCATTCTTGTCAATGTTAGTGAAGAATCTTACAAGAGTCTTATCAAGTTCATGAAGGAAAAAGACTTTACTGAAGTTCGTAAGTGGGTTGGTAAAAACTCTGATACCGATTCTGTATCTTTATTTCGTCAGTTGTATGACTCTGCATTTACTATTATGGAACCAGTAAGCGTACCTCAACTTATTCTTATTCTAGCTGAATATCAATATAAGGCAGCATTCGTTGCTGACCACGAATTGAATAACATGGCAGCTATGACTGAGATTATGGCAAATTGTAAGTTCAAATAATGATTGATCTCTTAGCTATCATATTTGGTCAGCTAATTGTTTTGGGTATTGGATTCCATCTTGGTTGGAATGCTCGTGAGAGACATGCTAAAGAAGTTTTAAAATCTTTTGTTGAAGAGATTGAAGAAGATACTAAAAATGATGAAACTGAAATCAAAATAACAATTGATAAACATAATGATTGTTACTATGTTTATAGAATGGAAGACCAGACTTTTATGGCACAAGGTAAAACCCGCAACGAACTAGAACATAGCCTTATGAAGCTATTTCCAGGAAAGAAGTTTGCTTGTACTCATGACAATCTGGTCGAAGTGGGGTTTGCCGAATGAATCCATTTGACGTACTCAACTCCATCAACTACACTAAAGAGAATCTTTTTGAAGACCCACAGTCTTTCAAAGAGTATTCTGCCTTTATGGTAAATCGTGGTCTATCATATTTTCCAGATACGATTCTCTATGCCAATGAGATGAATCGTTATTCTTCCATCCCCAACGATTGGCAATTTTTCTATTTCCTAAATACTATACCTAAGAAGAAGCGTTTCAGTAAATGGTCTAAAAAAGACAAAGATACTAAAACACTTCAATTGGTTAAAGAGTATTACGGATATTCTAACGAGAGAGCAAGGGAAGCACTAAGCATCTTGTCGGAAAATCAATTGATAACTATTGAAGAAAAATTACAAAAAGGTGGAAGATAATGACTGTTGAAATGATTTACTACGACTGGACTCCAGAGTCCATGCTTGAAGTGACGCTACCAGAACCAGATAATTTTCTAAAGGTTCGAGAGACTCTTACACGCATCGGCATTGCATCCCGTAAAGAAAACAAATTATACCAGTCTTGCCATATTTTACATAAGCAAGGCAGGTACTTTATCGTACACTTCAAAGAACTATTTGCTTTGGACGGTAAAGAATCGAATATCACTTCTGGTGATATTGAGCGCAGAAATGCAATTACTTCTCTCTTGGCTGACTGGGAACTACTTAAAATCGTAGCAGTTGTTAAGGCAGAACCAAAGGCATCTCTGTCTCAAATTAAGGTGGTCTCTTTCAAAGAAAAAGATCAGTGGGAACTTGTTCCGAAATATAATATTGGGAAGAAAATAAAATGAGCACTATTAAAATTGAATTGACCTTGGAAGAAGCAAACATGGTTCTTCGTGTATTGGGTAAACATCCATTCGAGGAAGTTGTTTCCTTAATTGGTAAAATTAAAGAGCAGGGTGATCCTCAAGCTGCAGCGATTGCTGCTGCGGCATCTTCTGCTGCTGCTGAACTTCCAGCAGCATAAATAATAAAACCCACCTTAGGGCACGTTAGTCGCTACGGTAACAGGCGTCCGTGTAATTACACCTCCGACACGAAAGTTCGGACCAGTATAAGGTAAGCTGGATTTTAATACGGCTCTCTTCATTTTGCCTTCGGGGATTTGCTTGAGAGTTTTTCTAACTCGCTTAATAGGAGCAAAACAATGTTGAATAACATTAACACAGCAATCGACACTTTCCAAGGTGTCAAAACTAAATTCGTTGAGACATACGTCAAAAACGAAGAACTCAAAAAACCCCTCAATGCTTTTATTGCTGCACAGTCTTCCTTTGCGAAAACTGTAGCTAAATCGTATAATGACTTCTTCACTGCCTTAGGTGTGTCCGCATACACCTTTGATGCGAAGAAAGCATTCACGAAACAATAAGGAGATCATTATGGGAAATACTTTTATCCCCACTTTCTGGGGCACTAAAGACTTGGACAAATTCTTTGTAGGTTTTGATGAACAGTTTGCTCATCTGCAAAAACTTCATGATGATGTAACAAAGAACATCCCTAACTATCCTCCATACAACATTCGTAAGAATGGTGAGAACTCATACACAATCGAGATCGCTGTTGCTGGTTTCGCTGAGACTGAGATCGACATTGAAATTGATGGTGGAAAGTTAATTGTCAAAGGTAATGTTGATGCAGCTACTGATGCACTAGAAGACAACTTCTTGTTCAAAGGTATTGCCACTCGTGCGTTTACTCGTGCGTTTGCTATTGATGATCATATTGAAGTTAAAGATGCTGAGTTGTTTAATGGTATGCTTAAGATTGCTCTAGAACGTCTAGTTCCAGAACAAATGAAGCCAAAGAAAGTGCCAGTTAAAACTCGTGGTAAGAAACAACTACTACGTGAGGACTCATATGATGAAGCTGCTGAACGACTTTAAAAACTTTGTGTATGGTATTCGTGATGGTATTCATGAATTTAAACTCTTTAAAAGAGGTAAGGTGAAGTGATCTAATCATACAAAATAGGGAGACTTCGGTCTCCCTAAATACTTGTATGATGAACGCAAAAGTCTCACCGAATCTTATATCCTTTATCACCATCCGCAGAGGGAACTGGGTGATGAAGATATCTGTATTCAAACGCAACTATGTAATGATTATCGCTCAACATTATTTTGAGACTGACCAATTTTTTGTTAAACAATTTACACATCATGATGAGGCAGTGAACTTCATTGATATGTTAGCCCTAAAGGATGATTATGAAAGTTAAAGTATTTAAACTTCTCGATGGCACTGAGCTAATCGCAGAACAAGTTCAGGTGTTTGATCAGTTCTTTGAACTCAAGTCACCAGCTGCAATCGTATTGCAACAATCTGAGCGTGGAGTTGGTGTTGCGTTGGCACCATACATGCCATACGTAGAAGGTAACTACAAAGTAATGCGAACAGCCATCGCATGTGAGGGTGAACCCAACCTTCAAATGCAGAACGAATACAGCCGAATCTTTGGCTCAGGTATTCAGATAGTCTCAGCTGGAGCAATCTAACCCCTCTAGCACGTCCTAGAGGCTTTTTAAAGACCCGATTAGGGGTTTACCCACCCTAATCGTCCTAGAGGCTCCTAAGCCCTCTCTAGGCTCTGAAAAATCCCTTATAAATCAACAACTTACCAAAAGTAACCCTAAAGACTTACTTTTTAATAACCCTACCGAGAGTAGGGTTTTTACATTTTGGTGTTTACTTTAATTCAGATCTGATGTATAATAGTCTTATGATGAAAAGAAAGGGAACTGAAATGGGATTCGAAAAGACTGTGTTGGTTGAAGTTGCTAAGGTTTTGAAAGAAGATCGCAAAGCATCGTTTACGAATGGTACTTTGTTTGTTGAATGTTCTATCGCTGATGCGATAAAAATTGAAACTGCTTTATTGAAAATTGTGAATTGTGGTGTTATGCTCTCCCGTGTTGGTGAAGAAACTGCCTACGATTTTGTTTAACTTGAAGAGGAATATATTATGAAACAGTTGAATGCCTACGTCGCTAAAATGAATCAGTGGAACGCTATCTTCAAAGGTGAGCAGTTCGAAATCCAAACTGCAAAGGGTCGCCAGCGTCTTGCTGATCGCATCGATTCTGACCTCAGTCCTGAAAACCTTACTTGCGATGGTGAACTTCCACGCAATCTCGTGCAAGCAAAGTATCGTGAATTGACTACTGTTGCTCGCCAACTCAAACAGTTGGATCCCTCAGTGAAATTTTATGAATTTGAATAAGGAATATATCATGAATGTTATTTACAAAGCAAAGTCTGAACTCCGTGTTGAAACTTCCGAGGCATTGCAACAATTCCTCGCCAGTGGTGGACAAATCCAATTGGTAAAGTCCCGCAAAGCACCTAAACAATTGATGCGTGGGAAAGTTACAAAGTCTGGCTCGACTGGTACTTCTGGCTTTGCTGTCGGATACCCTACAAAAAGTCTGTAAGCTGTTGACTTTAATTCGATCCTGCGGTATAATAGTTATATTATGATGGAGAATGTGATGAACGAATTCAAATCTTGGGAAGAAATGTCTGACTTGGAACAAGCCCAGTGCCAGTTCTGGGATATGTATAAAGATGCATATGGTGTTCGTCCTCGTGGCATTGACACCAGTGCTTGGACTCTTGATGATTTTACATCTGAGTTTGTGATCCTTGGTCAAGCTATTGATCGTGAAGAAGCCCAACGTAAGATCGATGAGTCTGAAGCATGTGTTCGGTTTGAAGCGCAGATTGCCTCATTGATTTCTTGTGGTGCTCGTGATCGTCAAGCTGCAATGTTTTGGATTCATGAAGCTGAAGGCACGAATGGTGATGACGACTACTTGGCTTGGACATTGGGCTTGCCTTACCAGTACTTCAGGAAAGTAGCATGAGAGTCTTTCAAGAGACTACCAAAGATTGGGCAGTCAAATGTCCCAATCACATCTATCTTCTGACCGATGACAAATCAAAAATGGTTGCGTTTTATAATGTTAACACAAAGAAGGTGACGAAGTTTTCTAAGCCAATTAGATTCGATACACGTTACCGCACGTTTAAGGAATTGAAATGAATATAAATGTTTTCCTCGAGAGCCTTGCTGCCAATAGTTCCCGCAATTTCAAAATCGAGCAACTAACCGCAAACAGCGATAACGAAACCTTGCGTGAAGTTGTGCGCTTGGCTCTCGATCCTTTCACTCAATTCTACCAGCGTAAGATCCCAAAGTATACTCGTGGCTCCACAGAGAACACAGTGACATTGGAAGAAGGTATTGATTCACTGTTCGATCTATCGCAACGTATCGTCACTGGCAATGCCGCCATTGAACACCTAACTAATGTTCTCACTAATCTTTCTGACGATGACGCTAAGGTCATTGAACGTATCATAGCAAAGGATCTAAAATGTGGCGTCCAAGTATCAACTGCAAACAGCGTATGGAGTGGCTTGATCAAAGAGTATCCCGTGATGTTGTGCAGCCAGTTCGACGTAAAGCTGGTGAACAAAGTCCAGTTCCCCGCACTGGTGCAAACCAAAATGGATGGAATGCGATTCAATGCGATCGTAAAAGATGGTAAGGTAGAATTTCGTAGCCGAAATGGTAAAGAGATTCAATTGCTTGGAAATTTAGAAAAAGAATTTGCCGCAATCGCAGGCATAGTTGATTGTGTGTTTGATGGAGAACTTCTTGTAAAAGAAGATGGAGTAATTCTTGATCGTCAAACAGGCAATGGTATTCTCAACAAAGCCAACAAGGGAACAATTTCTGCAACAGAAGCATCTAAAGTTCATGCTACTGTTTGGGATGTAATTCCTTATGCGTATTTTATTGATGGACTTTGTCCAGTTCCATATGGCAAACGATGGGAATCATTGCGTACAATATATGAACAGAATCAATCTGGTCGCATTAGTCTAGTTGACTCATGGGAAATTGATGACTTGGAAAAGGCACAAATTCTTTTTGAGTATCTGCTGTCAACTGGTCAAGAAGGTATCATTCTAAAAGATAAGAATGGTGCATGGGAAGACAAACGTGCAAAGCATCAGATCAAATTCAAAGGTGAGATGGAATGCGATCTTAAAATTGTTGGAATTGAAGAAGGTAACGGCAAATATGCAGGTATGCTTGGTGCAATTCTTTGCGAATCTGCAGATGGAGTTGTGCAGGTTCGTGTTGGTTCTGGATTCAATGATGAACATCGCAAGAATCTTGGTGAAGAAATACTTGACAAAATCGTTGCTGTGAAGTATAATATGAGAATAAAGAATAAGTTGGGAGAAGAAAGTTTGTTCTTGCCCATCTTTGTTGAAATTCGTAATGATAAAGAAACTGCAGATAACAGTGAGGATATAAAATGAAAGTAGCAATCAATCGTTGTTTTGGTGGATTCGGTATCTCAAATGAAGCATTTGAGAAGTTACTTGATCGTAAAGGTATTGCATTCGAAAAAGTACCAGCAAAATTCGCATTTCGTGGAGACGACTCTGACTATTACAAAGCAGGTAGTCCACATAGTGATGCAACACACATTGGCTCATATGAGTTTTATGACCAGCGAAACGATCCTGATTTAATTGCAGTGATTGAAGAGATGGGTGATGCAGCAAATAGTTGGGCAGCAGATATTGTCATCGTTGAAATTCCTGATGATGTTGAATGGCACATTCATGAGTATGATGGAATGGAACATGTGGCAGAAAACCACAGAACTTGGTATGGAGATTAATTGATGATTCTGGAAACAATGGTAAGACCTAAAAGGTATTTTAATGTTGTTGATAGAAAAGACATTAATGCCGCAAAAGACTTTTTTGCCAACCATAGATGGACTGGTGGATGTCCATTCATTCTAGAATATCCATATCTCACAGTGCCTGATATGTTACGTGATAAACTCATACACAAAGCACTTGGTATAAAATACGATCGTCGTCATCACTGGAATTATAAACATGGAAAATGAAACAGAATATGATGCCTTTGTGCATCGAATGGAAACTGAATATCCTAAGATGTTTTCTGAACCATATGGTGGCTTTGCCATCAGTGAAGGATGGTGGGTAATCATTGAACGTCTTTGCGCTAACATCCAACATCACTTAGACTGGAAGAACAAAGAAACCGAAGTTGTTCCACAAGTAGTTGTCCGTCAAATTAAAGAAAAGTTTGGTGGACTACGTTTCTACTATGATGGTGGAGATGATGAGATTAGCGGCATGGTGCGCATGGCAGAATCATGGGCAGGTATTAGTTGCGAGACTTGTGGTGAACGTGGCAACCGCAGAGATGGTGGGTGGATTCGTACTCTATGTGATAAACACGAAACACTTTATCAAGTTTCTAAAGGAAATTATAATGTCTGAATATATCCCAGACAAGTGGTTGATGGTGAAAATATCCAGTGATAAGTTTCCCTGCGTATATAAAATATTCGCCACTTGGTATGGAGGTTGGGCAGGTTCAGATTCTTGGAAACTAAACAGTGGAGTTACGAAGGTAACTCTGAATGAAAATGTATATTCATTCGAGGGTAGTTCTGGTTCAGTATACCAATGCCATAAAGACACATATGGTTCTAACATGTATGGCTCTTCTGTGCTTAATAACATGATTGACACTGCCACAAAGAATGGGATTTCGATAGAGATCCTACCCGAAGAAACTAATTTTATGGAGTTGAATTATGAGTAAGTTTGTATTGGTTGAAACAATTTCTCAATTTCGTGAGCGATATGTAATTGAAGTTCCTGACACGCATAATGATGGTGAGTATCCATGCAGTGCTATTCAGTGGGCAGAAGATACTGTTACTTGTGAAGATATGAAAGAGTTTTCTCAAAAGTGGCTTGGTGAAGTAATTACTAGTTCACGTGAAATTCCTCAAGAAGAAATTCTTAAAATCTGTGACGTAGATAATGATTATTGTAAGTCATGGGATGACGCTAAGAAACTGGAAGTCTTTGTAACTGAACATGGATATAAAAGGGACTATTAATGTTTATCTTTGACATAGAGACACTAGGTGTTGAGTCCAATGCTGTCGTTTTATCGGCAGCATTAATCCATTTTGAGCCATCTGAAAAACCTACCTATCAGAATCTGCTAGATAATGCTTGCTTTGTTAAATTCAATGCCAAAGATCAGATTGAAAGACTGAAGCGTACAATAGATCTTGGTACATTGGAGTGGTGGAAGAATCAACATTCTTATACACGAACTGTTTCATTTGATGTGAGTAGTGATGATTTAACTCCTGAAGAAGGAATCACCAGATTGCATAATTACATGAACCAGTTTAAAAATCCAGCCCATCAAACTATGTGGGCACGAGGTTCTCTAGATCAGATGGCAATTGATTCACTTGCCAAGAAACTTGACATGCATTCTATCACAGACTATAATATGTGGAGAGATGTACGAACTGCAGTTGATATGCTTTACGGAACATCCAATGGATATACTGACGTGGTGCATCCTGATTTCAAACGCCATGAAGTAATTAAACATCACCCAGTGCATGATTGTGCTCTGGATGCGATGCAACTAATGTATGGAAAACAAGTTTAATGCAATTTTACACAAATGTCTTCCCTTACGGCAATCGTATGCTTGTCCGTGGGTACGAAAACGGAAAGCCATTCTCACACAAACTTGATTACTATCCAACTCTTTATGTCAACTCCAAGAAAGAAGATAGCGAGTGGCGTACATTGGATGGTGCCATTGTTGATGAGATGAAACCTGGACTGATTAAAGACACACGTGAGTTTGTTAAGCGTTACGAAGAAGTGCAGGGTTTTGACATTTATGGTAATACCAATTATGTGTGTCAATACATCAGTGACAATTATGATTATGATGTTCGCTTTGATATGGAACAGATTAAAGTCTACACAATTGACATTGAGACTGCCACTGAGTATGGTTTCCCAGATATCAAAGCTGCCAATGAAGAAGTTCTATTGATCACTGTCAAGGATCTGGCTTCCAAACAAATCGTGACATTCGGCTCACGTGCGTTCGTTCACAATCGTGATAATGTAGTATACAAACACTGCAACAACGAACAACATCTTCTTAAAGAGTTCATGATCTGGTGGCAAGGCAACTACCCTGATATCATTACTGGTTGGAACACTGACTTCTTTGACATGCCATATTTGGTGCGACGCATTCAACGAGAGTTGGGTGATACATTTGCCAACAAGATGAGTCCTTGGGGAGTTATCAATGAGCGCAAGACATTCATTAAAGGCAATGAAGAAATCCACTATGACATTCATGGTATTAGTCAGCTAGATTATCTACAACTCTACAAGAAGTTTACTTACTCGAAGCAAGAGTCATATCGTCTCGACTACATTGCTGAGCAAGAGTTGGGTGATAAGAAGAAAGAGAATCCAGGAGAATCTTTCAAAGACTTCTACACGAATCACTGGCAGGAGTTTGTTGAGTATAACATTCAAGACGTTGAACTTGTCGACCGCATGGAAGATAAGATGCGTCTTATTGAGTTGTGTTTGACCATGGCGTATAATGCTAAGATCAATTATGAAGATGTATTCTCACAAGTACGTATGTGGGATGCCATCATTTATAATCACCTGCGTGAGCGTAAGATTGTGATTCCAGCAAAGGGATTCTCTTCTAAGGCAGAGCAGTTTGAAGGTGCGTATGTTAAAGATCCAATCATTGGTCAGCACAAGTGGCTTGCCTCGTTTGATTTAAACTCTCTGTATCCTCACTTGATCATGCAGTATAACATCAGTCCAGAAACATTGACTTCTGAAAAGATTCCATGCAATGTCGAGAAACTTTTGACACAAGAAGTTGATACTAGCTATGCGCATCGTCGTGACTTATCGATGACTGCAAATGGTTGGTGTTATCGTAAAGATGTCAAAGGATTCATGCCTGAGCTAATGGAAAAGATGTACAAGGATCGTTCCAAGTTTAAGAAACAAATGCTTGCCATTGAACAAGAGTATCAGAATGATAAAACTAAAGTCAATTTGCTGAAAGAAATTAGCCGTTTGAATAACCTTCAGATGGCTATGAAGATTGCATTGAACTCTGCCTATGGTGCCATGGGTAATCAGTATTTCCGATACTTCGATATCCGTATGGCTGAAGGTATTACAACTTCTGGTCAGTTGTCCATTCGTTGGATGGCTAACAAGTTGAATGTCTTTATGAACAAGACGCTAAAGACTACTGATGTTGATTATGTTGTTGCCATTGATACTGACTCAATTTATCTTACACTTGAGGTATTGATTGAACGTGTTTGCGTGGGTAAAACTACCGAACAGAAAATCAAGACTATGGATAAGATTTGCGAGGAAGTTCTGCAGCCATTCATTGATACAGGTTATCAAGAGTTGGCAAAGTACATGAATGCTTATTCGCAAAAGATGGTCATGAAGCGAGAAGTTCTAGCCGACAAAGCCATCTGGACTGCCAAGAAGCGATACATTCTTAATGTGCACAACTCAGAGGGTGTTCAGTTTGCCAAACCTAAGTTGAAGGTTATGGGTCTTGAGATGGTTAAGTCATCGACACCAGCAGTCATTCGTAGCAAGCTGAAAGAATTCATCATGGTTATCCTTGAAGGTAGTCAAGAGAATTTACATAAGTTTGTTGGAGAGTTTCGTAAAGAGTTTAATCAATTACCTGTTGAAGAGATTGCATTCCCACGTGGTGTTAATGGTATGAACACTTACAAAGGTTCACCAATCTATACTAAGGGTACACCGATTCATGTTCGTGGTTCTCTATTGTTCAACCACCACTGCAAGCGTTTGGGTCTTGAGAAGAAGTATCAAGCAATCAAAGATGGTGACAAGATCAAGTTCGTGTATGTCAAGAAGCCTAATCCATTCCAAGAAGATGTGATTGCATTTCCTCAAGAACTGCCTAAAGAATTCGGCATACATAGTTATGTAGATTACGATTTACAGTTCGAGAAAGTTTTCCTCGATGCGCTTCAAACAGTTATTGAACCGCTGGGTTGGAAGACTGAAGAACAAAGTTCACTGGAGGATTTCTTTGGATAATATTAAAGTGCTAGAGACAGGCATAGATGTCTCAAAAGTTCTTGAGCAACTTAAAAAGCATCCAAGCGATTGGGGTGCTCAAAAGGATATAGAAGGTACTGGCGATCTAGTAACAGACATGGGGTTTCCGAAAATAGAAGCTGGTGTCTTGCAATTGGTTATTGGTGCAGTGCAGAAAGAAACTGACTATGTTGGAGATAGTGAGTTCTGTGTTCCAACACCTGCAATAAAACACCACACTGCAGTATTTGCTATACTAAGAAAATACTTTAACGATGTAAGTCGTTGTGCATTCCTCTCACTTCCAGTTGGTGGAACAGTCGGCAAACATATTGATATCGGAACCTACTATCAATCCAGAGATCGTTACCATCTATCCATTCAAGGAAGATATAGATACTTTGTAGGTGATGAGTATTATGACGTTGAACCTGGAACTTTGTTTTGGTTCAACAATAAACTTCCACATGGTACAGAAAACCTTGCAGATGAAGTAAGAATTACATTTGTGTTTGATGTAAAGAACCCAAAATATAGTTGACTTGTAATGAGAACTAATGTATAATATAAACATAATTAGGCGAAAGAATAGATGAAAGTTAATAACATTTGTATCTTTGGTGCAGGATCTGCTGGTTGGATAACTGCACTTTCTATAAAGTCGCATTTACCAGAGGTGAATGTAACTTTACTATCTTCCAATAAAGTTCCTACTATTGGAGTTGGAGAAAGCACACAATTAGATCTTGTTGAATTACTCCATGGTGCTGGTATTAATGTTAATGATTTCATTCAACAAACTGATGCTACATTAAAACATGGAATTTATTACAAGAATTGGAATACCAAAGATTCAGAATATTGGCATGCATTTACAAATTTGACTGAAACTGGATATTATACACGTGCTCATTTGTATCATAAGTTTCATAATATGCAACCAGAAGCATATCCTCTGAAAGATTATTATTCAAATGTTCATCCAAGTTATACGCAATGCGTAACTCATAATAGAAGTTCTTCTGACATGCCATTTGCTTTGCATGTCGATGCTTCTAAAATGGCAGAGTACTTGAGAAACTTCTTGACCCCACATATAACCATTATTGATTTTGACGAGTTTTCAGTTAATAAATCATCAAACAAGATAGACTCTATTGATGTTGATGGTAACATCGTAACTGCAGATTTATATGTGGATTGTTCTGGATTCAATAGAGTTCTTGCTTCTCATATTGATGGTTTTATTGAGGATAATTATGATTCTAATGTTAACTCTGCTATTTTCGGTAGGGTTAATTATGGTTCAGTTATTAGAAATCCGTATACACTAGCTGATGCTCAGGATTGTGGATGGATTTGGAAAGCACCACTACAAAGTAAAGTTGGTAGTGGATATGTGTTCAACGATAATTTCTGTGATGTTGAAACTGCTAAAGAACACTTCATTAAATATTGGGGTGGTTCAGTAAGAGAAGAAACAGTTCGCTCTGTTAAGTTCTCATCTAGTTCGTTGAAGAATCCTTGGGTTTCTAATGTGGTATGTAATGGTCTTTCAGCTGGGTTTGTAGAGCCATTAGAAGCCACTGGTATTTCTTGGTTTATACAAGGAGCTAAATCATTATGTAGAATTCTAAAGAATCGCTACTATGATGAAGATACGCAGATGAAACATAATTCTTTAATGCGTATGTACGTTGAGGATGTGCAAGATTTTGTTGATGTTCATTATTCTCTTTCACAAAGAAGAGATACTGAATTCTGGAGATACCAGACAAGCAGACCTAGAAGCGATAGGCTTATGGCAAGACTAGAGTTATATTCAAACCAAATGCCAACTAAGAGTAACAGAGAAGGTTATAACTGGGCATTTAATGATGTTTCTTGGTTAGATATTCTAACAGGATATGGGTTTAAGATGAATACCAATAATATCCCAGAAGATATTAAATATACTTTTTATAGATAAGGAAATATGAAACTATTAAAATTTTACGCATCTTGGTGCGGACCATGCAAGGGTTTGTCTATGGTTATCAATGGAGCCAAAGATAAAATTAACATTCCTATTGAAGAAATTGACATTGATCAAAACATGGATGCTGTTAAGAAATATAATATCCGTGGTGTGCCAGTATTGATTTTAGCTGATGATTCTGGAAATGAAATTGATCGCATGACTGGAATGACTGATGAGAAAAAATTACTTGAATTTATTGGAGATTAAATGAGTGTACTAGAAAAACTACGTAAGAATTCTACAATCAAGGACACATCTGTCCTTTCTAATTCTAAGTTCTTCCAAAAGAAGGACATGATTCAAACTTCCATTCCTGTCATTAACGTGGCATTGTCTGGTCGCTTGGATGGTGGTTTGACTCCAGGACTCACGATGTGGGCTGGTCCATCAAAACACTTTAAGACTGCATTCAGTCTATTGATGGCAAAGGCATATCTTGACAAATACGATGATGGTGTTGTATTGTTTTATGATTCTGAGTTTGGTACTCCTCAGTCTTATTTTGATTCTTTTGGAATTGACACCAAGCGTGTTATCCATACTCCCATTACTGATGTTGAGCAATTGAAGTTTGACATCATGCAACAGATCAATCAGATTGAACGTGGTGAACACGTAATCATTCTAGTTGACTCTATTGGTAACTTGGCTTCTAAGAAAGAAGTTGAAGATGCCATGGATGGTAAGTCTGTTGCTGACATGAGTCGTGCCAAGCAGATGAAGTCTTTGTGGCGTATGGTTACACCACACTTGACTATGAAAGACATTCCTTGTGTAGTTGTCAATCACACATACAAAGAGATTGGTTTGTATCCCAAAGATATCGTTGGTGGTGGTACTGGTTCATATTACTCTGCTGACAACATCTTTATTCTTGGTCGTCAACAAGAAAAAGAAGGTACTGAAGTTGTTGGTTATAATTTTATTATCAACGTAGAGAAAAGTCGTTATGTTAAAGAAAAATCTAAAATACCTGTTAGCGTATCTTTTGATGGTGGTATTAGTCGTTGGTCTGGCTTACTCGACATTGCACTTGAATCTGGCCATGTCATCAAACCTTCCAATGGTTGGTATCAAAAGGTAGATAAAGAAACTGGTGAGATGGAAGATAAGAAGTATCGTATTAAAGATACTGATACAAAAGAGTTTTGGATGCCAATTCTCAAGCAACAATCTTTCATTGATTTTGTAAAAAGTAAATATCAAGTTTCTTCTGGCGATATTCTTAAGGATGAGGATATTGCAGCTGAACTAGCGGAGATTGACACCGATGTTTAATTATGTTGTCGTAGAAAATAAGCATACAGGTTATGACGCAATAAAGTTGCTTGATGAACCATTTTCAGGTATAATTATTTCTTACGGCAAGGTTGAGTTTGTAGAAGACGATGCCAATGATACTCTTAGATTAAAATTTGAGTATGAGATTCATGAGAAGGGTGGTAAAGATTTCACAGATCTAAAACCTTTTGAAAAGTATCTTGGTGATCTTCTTCAGCAACTTATCCATGAAGGTCTTGAAGAAAATAATTTAACATATACGGGTGGTATTGATAATGAGAATAGAACAGGCGATCTTATCGAACCTGATTCACAGTGAAGAGTATTGCCGCAAGGTAGTTCCACACTTGAAGAGAGATTACTTTGGTGATCGTAAAGAGGCAGCAATAGTCTCATTGCTGATTAAGTTCTTTGAAGATTATAACAAGCCAGCTTCACCTGAGGTCATTCAGATTGAAATTGGTAATCTAAAAGGATTTACTGATAAAGAAATTCCTGAGATGCAGGAACTGGTCAAGTTATTTGACAAAGCAGAACCAAACCAAGAATGGCTAATCGGTCAAACAGAGAAGTTCTGTAAAGATCGTGCAGTCTATAATGCAATTTTAAATTCAATTAAAATTATTGATGGACGTGACAAAACTCTACAACAAGACGCCATTCCTTCTATCCTTTCTGATGCTCTTTCCGTATGTTTTGATAACCATGTTGGTCATGATTACATTGAAGATTCTTCTTCTCGTTATGATTATTATCACAGAGTTGAAGAGAAAGTTCCATTCGATTTGGACATGTTTAACAAAATCACCAAAGGTGGTTTGTCAAAGAAAACTCTAAACATCTGTCTGGCTGGTACTGGTGTTGGTAAGTCTTTGTTTATGTGTCACGTTGCAGCTGGCGCACTGTCTGCTGGTCGCAATGTTCTTTACATTACTATGGAAATGGCGGAAGAACGTATCGCTGAACGTATCGATGCGAACTTGTTGAATCTTACTATGGATGAATTGAAAGTTGTTGATCGTGACATCTATGAAAGTCGCATCGATAAGATTGCCAAGAAAACTCAAGGACACTTGATTGTCAAAGAGTATCCAACGGCATCTGCCCATGCAGGTCACTTTCGTGCCTTGCTTGAAGAGTTGAAACTAAAACGTGAGTTCAAACCTGATATTGTTATGATTGACTATCTAAACATTTGTTCTAGCCAACGAATGAAGCAAGGTGGTTCGATTAACTCTTATACATATATTAAGGCAATTGCTGAAGAACTCCGTGGTCTTGCAGTTGAATATAATGTTCCCATTGTATCAGCCACGCAAACTACTCGATCTGGATTTACAAATTCAGATCCAGGTCTTGAAGATACTTCTGAATCTTTTGGTTTACCAGCCACTGCCGACTTTATGTTTGCGTTGGTTAGTAATGAAGAACTAGAGCAGTTGAATCAAATTATTGTAAAGCAACTTAAGAATCGCTATAATGATCCAAATTACTACAAGCGTTTTATCATTGGAGTTGATCGAGCAAAGATGAAACTATATGACGTAGAGATTTCTGCGCAAGCTGGTTTGTCTGATGCTGGTCATATGAAAGATGATGACAAACCAATGTTTGATAAATCAGACTTTGGCAAACGTATACATAGTAGTGAAGGTTTTAGTGGATTTAAGTTCTAAGGAGAATAAAATGGTAAAAGTTATTGTAGCAGATAGAAAACATGATTGTCAACACCTGCTTGGTCAGTTCGTTGATGAGAGTCACTATGACTTGTTGGTTGAAGAAGATTGTGACATTTATATGCCACTTCCTCCAGGTGCAGAGGAAACATATGGCGAAGAACGTATCGTTTTTAAATTTCGCAAGAACTACTTCAGTAAAGAACAGCAAGACCAAGCATATGCTGGTTTACGGGAAGCTGCAATTGAAACGCAGAATCGTGGACTTGCAGCTGGACCACGTGGTGAAAAGCTAGGTAATCGTGAGTGGGTTACCGAGTATGAGTACGACATCGTTGATTACTTCTTGAAGCCATCTGAGAATCTTTTTGGTGAAGATCCAATTGAAGAGATTCGCAAGAAGTATGCTGGTAAGAAACCAGAGATCTCTAATCGTGCACGTGTATGGTCTATTGATCGTGTGAAGAAAGAGAAGTTCAATTTCGAAGAATGGATTGAGCATGCTCGTAAACTATCACAAGATGATGCAAAGAAAGAAGCTGTTCACGTTGCTGAAGATCTAATCTGCGCAACTACATACGCCAACTCAGTCAACTCTGGTATTGCTGGATGGTTTGATCGTTACCCACGTATTCCTTATGGTCGTGCGACAGCTTACACTGCCAAGAATCCAGAGAAGTTTGCCATGGCTTTCCCATTCCTACAGCAACTTGCTCAAGGATTTAAGGATCTTCTTCCATGGCGTTACAACAATCAGATGGAAGCTGCCAAGAAATTAGATCAATCATTCTTAGTTCCTGGAACTCCATTCACAACAGTGACTGTGAATAAAACATTCCGCACTGCTGCTCACTGTGATGCTGGTGATTTCACTGAAGGTTTGTCTAACCTGTTGACACTGTCTAATGATGGTAAGTATTCAGGTGGTTATTTGATTGCACCTGAGTATCGTGTTGCAGTTAATGTACGTCCAGGAGACTTGCTACTGATTAACAATCACGAAGTTATGCATGGCAATACACCTATCGTTTGCGAAGAAGGATCTGAGCGTATCTCATTGGTAGTTTACTTCCGTGAGAAAATGCTTGAGTTGGGTAGCAAAGAGTATGAAGACTGTCGTTTTAACTTTGTTGAATCACGCAGACTAAACAAAGAGCATCCAGAGTGGCGTCATCTTTGGAATGGTGTATCAGCATCTATGTGGACATCTGATGAGTGGTATGAATACTGCGAAAGCAAACTGGGTCGTGAAACCTTATTGAAGTATCATCCAGAAGCTGAGAAAGCATCTTCACTTGAAGGATTCTTCTGATGTGTAGCGTAATTGGTGCTGTAATCCAATCACCAACTAAGGATGATTTTGAAACCCTGCGTAGAGTTTTCCATGAGTCTAAGATTCGTGGTATGCATGCTACTGGGATTTCTATTGTTCTAAACAATAAAATTGTTACATTTAAAGAATCAGTTCCTGCAGACAAGTTTAATCATTTGGACAATTTAGAAGAGATGGTCAATGAGGATGGTAATCTTTACCTCATTGGTCATTGCAGATATAGCACCAGTGACTTGGAATATAATCAACCAATGGCAGATGATACTAAAAGCATTGTTCACAATGGTGTCATCTCTCAAGAGTCTCCAGAGAAATGGAAAGACTTGTATGGTTATGACTGCATGACTAAAAACGATAGCGAGTTAGTTCTTCACTCTAAAGATCCATTGAGAGAATATTCTAACATGTCAATGGGTGTATGTGAACTTTCGCTTGATAAGAAAGTTCGTTTCTATCGTAATGGCAAGCGTCCGATTTATTTTACTTTATTTAATAATGGATGTATAATTACTTCTACTAAAGACATTGCCAAACGTGCAGGTCTTGATATGCCAGTTGAAGTTCCTATGAATATGTACATGACAGTTGATGGTTACTTATCAATGAACATGGAAAGAGTTGATATTATTAATAAAGATTTGCAGGGGATAGAATATGAAACAGTACGCATCTGATAAGTTTACATGGGGTTATGAGATTGAATGGGGTGATGTAGATCGTCGTTTGACTCCACCTGAACATCTTGGTAAATGGGAATTTGCTGAAACTGATATTGTAAACATTCATGAACCATTCAAGTATGTTGCTTGCGATCCCATGGGTACTGAACCTTATATGGGTGGAGAGATTAACACCAAGCCGACTGCTACTTGGAAAGAGCAAGTAGATCGTGTGATGGAACTACATCAGTTCTTTGTTGATAATGGCAATCAACCTTCTGCTTCTTGCGTCAATCATGGTCACCTTCATGTGTTTGTTCCAGGACTTAAAGATGATGTAGCTTCGTTAAAGAAGTTGGTTGCTTATATCAAAGCCAATCAAGCAGACACCATTGAGTCATGTTATGGTTTCTACGAGACTGGACAGATGAAAGGTTCCAAGGGTGCTAAGATGTATCTCAAGTATGATGGTGGTCGTGAGATGCCAGAATACATGTGTGACAATATCATCAATCTAGCAACAGACTTTGAACACTTTATCAAGTTGCATGCTGCTGGTAAAGATGGTGTATCAATGGGTCGTCCATTCCGCTACGCAATCAATACTTACTGTATGAAACACACAGGTACAATCGAGTTCCGCTGTTTCCGTTCATCAACTAAACGTGACGAGATTGAAGCGCAGTTTCGTTTTGCAGAGAAGTTTATTGATGCTGCGCTAAACGATGGACCAAGTGTTAAAGAAATTCTTGCTGCAGATACCTACAAGTTCCCACCATTCGTTTGGGATCTTAATGAGTACATTGGATGGATCAATACAAAGTGGGATAAAGAGCGTGGCAACAAACAACGTGAATACCTTGCAGTTGCGTAAATGTTCCAGAGATGAATTTGTCGCAGCAATCACTGACGACAAAGCCGATGGTTTTGCCAAGACATTCAAAGCCAAAGCAGATATGCAAGAGCAGTGGGATGAATGTTATGGCGCATTTAATGACGATGGCGAATTGATGGGTGCAATTATTACTACTCTTGGAAAAACTAATCCAAGAGTGGCAAACCTACAACTTCTTCATACGTTCAACAAGCATCGTCGTAAAGGTGTTGCCAAAGAATTAACCTTAACTTCGTTTCAACTAGTCAGACTTGCTGGTGCAGTTTACTTTAGAGTTTCTGCAGAACCAGAAGCTGTTGCATTTTATGAAAGCATTGGGTTCAAGTTCTGGGGTAAACAAAAGAGTGGGTGTAGCCTGAGTATGTTTAAAGTTGCAGGCGATACTATTCCAGAAGGTATTTACGATGATAAAGATCCAGTCTTACATAAAGCACTTTATAGTGGTCGGAAGGGAAGCCTAGCCTTGTCCTACATCGTGCAAGAAAGTGTTGACTTAAATTCATTTCTGTAGTATAATAGTATTATCGAAACTTGATCTTTTATATTATGGCTTCCAATCATACCAAGGCATCTGCTATCACTGAACGTATTGCAGCTGAATACTTTTGGGAACAAGGTTATAAAACCAAATACTCTGGAATGAGTAAAAAAGTTTTTCTTCAAATGACTGAAGATGGAGATTTATCTTTATCAAATGTTTTGGAAAATTTTATCACTCATATCAATCCAAAGAAAAAAAGATCCAACGAAACTGGCATGGATTTTACTGACAAGAGTGATGCTAAGTATATGTCAACTCGGATCAAAGTTGTCAAAACTAATCACACTAAAAAAGACGGCACAGTCTCGCATTATCAAACTAGAATGCTAAATTGCTGTCTGTCGGGTAAGTCACTACGCAATAAAGTTGGAACACTGCGAATAGCAATCACTGTTTATAATCCAGAAGATGACAAATGTAGCAGAGTTTTACTCGTACGTATTCCTTACCCTCAGTGGAATGATCTTACAGATAAAGGTGGTAATTTGAACTTCGAGTTCAATCTTGATGGCACTATGAAAGATAATCATTTTAAAAAATATGGTAGCTATGTATGTGATGATGTCACAGAATTTTGTAAATAATGGATTATAGATCAAACGAAAATAGACGTGAAGCGTTCATTCGCTGGTACGCATGGTCAATGAAATATGATGACTGTGATCCAGCGGTATGGGCTACGAACTATCTAAACAAACGATATGAACACAATGATGAACAGCGTTTATGGTTAGCTTGGCTTTACGGCAGCACCTACTACCTTCCAACTTCTTGGGTTCTCATGAATGAATTCCCAGACTTTGAGTTGGCAACAGTAGATCGTATTACCCAATGGAACACTGCCAACTACAAACGACTTCGTTATCAAACTGATAC